ACTTGGGCCGGTAGACCGGTTATAGTATATATGGACGGTCCTGATCATGAATGGAAAGTAAAGTTTACTAAGACAGGTAAAATATTAGATTACGTAGAGTTAATGGCTAATTTAAAATTTGATGATGGCACAGACTATAGAGACTATTTAAATGAATCTATGTTAGATGAAATAGAAGATGAAGAAGAACCAACACCAGAAGAAGAACCAAATACTGATGCCCCTGAAGAGACGGTATTAGAAGATGCTACTGATGCAATACTAGGTAAATTTCCTACAGTTAAAGCAGCTATTATTAAATTACAAACTGATGACTTTAAAGAGTTTGTAGATTCTATAGATTGGATTTCTCCTAGACCTACATCATTTAGAGTTAATTTAAAAAATGGACAAGACTATATTTTAAAATGGACTGGTAAAACATTCGAAGCTCAGATTATGGGCAAAAGGTACTTACTATCTAATATAGCAGACTACCAACAAGCATTAGATAAATTAGCTATATTATATAGAGAAGCTCCTATGAAAGGAGCAGGCGAAGAACCAGAAGATGCATCAGACTTTGGATCAGCAGATACAGGCGGAGGAGACTTTCCTGGCGGAGAAGGAGGAGCAGAATCAGGAGAAGGAGGTGGAGAAGATATACCTGATACACCAGATGAAGAACCAGCAGACCTTTCAGATGAACCAGTAGATTTTGAAGACGGAGCAGAACCAGACGCATAATGAACGTTACAGACAAACTATATACTGAATGGGCTTGGAGAACTGAATCAGGAATTCCAGATATTAACAATCCAAAAGATAAAGCTATACTTGATAAGCTTATTAGAGAGGTTAAAAAAGAAGCTAACGATATTACTAAAGATGATATAGTTGCACTACTAAGTTCAATTGAAAATGATGCAGAAGCATTACAACATATAAAGAAATACATATCTAATAGACCTAATCAAAACGGGTTCTTTAATTATATAAATTCTAAAAATATAGATTCTAAGACATTAGAATCAGGAGACGCACCACAAAGAGTATTTAATGTATTATCAAATAATGATCAACTAAATGATTATATGGAGTATGTTAAAAAACCATTAGGATTTGCTCAATTAGGAAGCTCTGGTAATCTTGTCACAACTTTACAAGACAAGCTAACAGCAGATACTATAAAGCTACTTATTAATATTGGAGGTCAAGAAGGAGGAAGAGGAGTAGGTAAAGCAGAAATAGGATTAGCATCACTTGTAGGAGATGTTAAGATGATGAAAGGTGGTAAAGGAGATCTAGACTGGTCAGGTAAGTACCTAGAAGTAAAAGGTACAGCAGCAAGATTAGGTAAAAGAGATCATTCATTTACTGGAGGAGCAAAAATACTAGATACAGCAGAAGAGTTTGTAGGTGATACTACAAGACCAGATAAATTTATGCCTGCTATATTAAGAAACTCACCAGAAAAATTTAAAGAGTCAGTTAAAGACTTAGGCGAATTACTATCACAAGTTTACGAATCAGGTGCTGTTAAGCAGTATATTACTGATGAAGCTTGTAGTGATGAAGGCATGTTAAGGGTTGCTCTACAAAAGGTTTATGCAGCAAGTTATTCTAAAAGAGAAGGCGTTGATCATTTTATATTCGTTGATACCTCAAAAAAGTACGGGAATTTTCTTTCTCTTACTCCTGAGCAGTTATTAGATTATGTAGATGCAAATCCTACTTCTTTTTCTAGCCCAGTAAATTTAAAGAACGGACTAGCTCCTCAAATATTTGTAGGAGGAATAAAATAAGTTATGGCACAGGACATAAAAAAAATAATAGCACAAGAATATATTAAGTGTGCTAAAGATCCGGCTCACTTTATGAGGAAGTACTGTTATATACAGCACCCTACTCGTGGTCGTATTCTTTTTAATTTATACCCATTTCAGGATAAAATACTTAATTTATTTAGAGATGAACAATATATTATAACTCTTAAATCAAGACAGTTAGGTATATCAACTTTAGCAGCAGGATACTCTCTTTGGTTGATGTTATTTCATAAAGATAAAAACGTATTAGCATTAGCAACTACACAAGCAACAGCTCGTAACTTAGTTACTAAAGTAACTTTTGCTTATGATCAACTTCCTAAATGGCTAAGACTACCAGCTTTAGAGAAAAATAAATTATCTTTAAGACTTAAAAATGGTTCTAAAGTACAGGCTAAATCATCATCACCTGATGCTGCAAGATCTGAAGCAGTATCGTTACTATTATTAGATGAGGCAGCCTTTATAGAGAATGTAGAAGAAACCTTTACTGCTGCTCAACAAACCCTAGCTACAGGTGGACAATGTATGGCACTGTCTACTCCTAATGGTATAGGAAATTGGTTTCACCAAACATGGGAAAAAGCAGAGACTAAAGAAAATAGTTTTTTACCAATAAGATTACCTTGGACAGTACATCCTGAAAGAAATGATAGCTGGAGAGAGCAACAAGATAGAGATTTAGGCCCTAGAATGGCTGGTCAAGAGTGTGACTGTGATTTCTTAAGCTCTGGTGATACCGTATTTGAACCAGACGATATGACTTTCTATGAAGAGACTTATGAAAAAGATCCACTAGAAAGAAGAGGTGTTGATGGTAACTTATGGATATGGGAAGGAGTAGACTATAGTAAATCATATATGGTTGTAGCAGATGTTGCAAGAGGTGATTCAACTGACTATTCTGCTTTTCATATTTTTGATATAGAAAATGCTGTGCAGGTAGCAGAATATAAAGGTAAAATTTCACCTAAAGAATTCGGTAATGTACTAGTAGGAATAGCAGTTGAATATAATGATGCACTATTAGTATGTGAAAATGCTAATATAGGTTGGGCTACAATAGAACAGATACTAGAAAGAGAATATAGAAACATGTATTATAGCTCTACTGCTCAAATGGAATCAGTAGAATCTTATATGAACAAGTACGAAAGAGATAAACTAGTACCTGGATTTACTATGTCAGCTAGAACTAGACCATTAGTAATTGCTAAGATGATTGAGTATATTAGAGATAAATCAGTTACTATTCAATCAAAAAGGCTTATGGGTGAGATGAGAGTATTCATATGGAAAAATGGAAAAGCTCAAGCTCAAGATAGATATAACGATGATTTAATAATATCTTGTGCAACTGCACTGTATGTGAGAGATACTGCATTAAGATTAAGACAACAGGGTATGGATTTAGCTAGAGCTCAACTATCATCCTTTACTAACTTAAACGCTCAAAACAAAGCTATTATAAAAAATGTTGGTAATTCGATAGAAAATCCGTATCTTACTAAGACAGCCTATGGAGAGGAAGATATCCGCTGGCTTTTAAAATAGAACTATTTATATATATAAAACAAAGTAATGGCAGACAAAACCTTATTTGGTAGATTAAAGAGATTATTCTCCAATGACGTAATAGTCCGTAATATAGGAGGCGATCAACTTAAAATTGCCGACGTTAATAATATACAATCTACTGGTAGATACCAAACAAACTCTTTGGTCGACAGATTTAGTAGACTATACATCTATAATAATAGAAATATATTCAACCCTAATCTAAACTATCAGACATTAAGAATACAACTTTACTCTGATTATGAAGCAATGGATACTGATCCTATTATAGCTTCTGCATTAGATATCATAGCTGACGAAGCTACAGTAAAAAATGATCAAAACGAAATTTTATCGATTAAATCATCAGATGAAAATATACAGAGAGTTCTTTATAATTTATTCTATGATGTATTAAATATTGAGTTTAACTTATGGTCATGGACTAGGAACATGTGTAAGTACGGAGACTTTTTTCTTAAGCTTGAAGTAGCAGAGAAGTTCGGAGTATATAATGTTCTACCTTATACGGTCTATCATATGATTAGAGAAGAAGGACTAGACCCAGATAATCCTGCAGCTGTTAACTTTAGATTAGATCCTGACGGTTTAGCATCATCTCAACATCCAAATTTCTTACCTAAGAGAAAAGATGAGTCTAAGATAGTAGAGTTTGATAATTATGAAATTGCACACTTTAGATTAATATCAGATACAAATTACTTACCTTACGGTAGATCTTATTTAGAACCAGCAAGAAAGATATTTAAGCAAGTTACATTAATGGAAGATGCGATGTTAATTCACCGTATAATGAGAGCACCTGAGAAGAGAATGTTCTATATTAATGTAGGTTCTATTCCACCGCAGGAAGTAGAGCAATTCATGCAAAAGACTATTAATGGTATGAAAAAGACTCCTTATATAGGAGATGATGGTCAATATAATTTACGTTTCAATATGCAGAATATGATGGAAGATTTCTATCTACCTGTTAGAGGAGGAGATACTGCTACTCGTATTGAAACTACTAAAGGACTAGAATACGACGGTACAAAAGATGTTGAGTACTTACAAGCTAAAATGTTTGCAGCATTAAAGATTCCAAAAGCATATTTTGGATTTGAAGGAGACTTAAGTGGTAAAGCTACTTTAGCAGCAGAAGATATTAGATTTGCAAGAACAGTAGAACGTATTCAAAAGATAATGGAATCAGAGCTTACTAAGATAGCTCTAGTACATTTATATACACAAGGATTTACAGGTGAAAGTTTAACTAACTTTGAATTAAACTTAACTACTCCTTCTATTATATTTGAACAAGAAAAGGTTGCTTTACTTAAAGAAAAAGTAGATCTTGCAAATCAAATGAAAGATACTAAGCTTTTCTCTACAGATTATATCTATGAGTCTATCTTCCAATTATCAGAAGATGCTTATATGGAAATGAGAGAGCTTGTTAAAGAAGATAGTAAGAGACAATTTAGATTAGCACAAATAGAAGCAGAAGGAAACGATCCAGCTAAGTCTGGAGTAACATATGGTACACCACATGATTTAGCTTCAATGTACGGTAGAAGATCAACTAACACTCCTAAAGGAGGAGGACCAGATGAATTACCACAAGGCTACGCTGAAATTGAAGATACACCAGAATGGGGTCATCCAGGGCCAGAAGGTGGAAGACCTACAGAAAAAGCTTCAATCTACGGTACTAACGATAATCCAATGGGAGGAAGAGATCCTCTAGGAGTACATGGTATGGAAGGTGGATTTCCATCTGATAACGAAAACGTTATGGAGAACATAAAGACACAAGCGGTATACCATAAAAACAAAGAATCCTTAAAAAATATTGTATTTGAAAAAGAGACTAAATCAGAACCAGAAATGTTGCGTGAAGACAACATTAAAGATTTAGGAAACTAATACATATTTATATATAGTAAACGTGTATAATGAAGATAAAACATTCAAAATTTCGTAATACAGGTCTTATCTTTGAATTGCTTATTAAGCAAGTAGCCTCTGATACTTTAAATAATAAAGACTCAGCAGCTATTTCAGTAATTAAAAAGCATTTCGCTAATAAATCTACATTAGCAAAAGAATACAAACTATATGAATTTATAGTTCGTAACAGATCTGTCTCACAATCAAGAGCCGAAGCTATAGTTTCTACTATAACTGAAGTGTCAAGAAAACTAGACCAAAAAGTATTAAAAAATCAGAAATATGATTTGATAGCTAATATCAAAGAACATTATGATATAAATGAATTTTTTGGTATTCAAGTCAGAGACTACAAAGCATTAGCAGCATTATACTGTTTATTAGAAGGACAAAATACGGAAACGTTAATTAATCCTCAGATGCTAGTAGACAATAAGACTACTATTTTAGAGCATTTAACTTCTAAACCTCAAGATGAGAATGAAGTAAAAGATGCATTAGTTGAAGAGTATTCTAAATACGATAAAGATTTAAAGCTTTTAACGTTTAAAATCTTATTAGAGAAATTTAACGACAAATATAAAGATCTTTTACCAGAACAGAAAAGAATCTTAAAAGAATTTATTACATCGGTTAATTCCGGTACACGTTTACGTAATATAGTTAATAAAGAATTAGATACACTAAGTGGCATAGTAAGCGAATTAGCTGCAAATGTAGATAATCAGGTTGTTAAGATTAAATTAGATGAAGTATCTAAGGCTATTAAGCCTGTCTCTAACAAAGAAAGAATTGATGATAATCATCTAGTTAAACTAATGCAATACTACGAACTAGTAAACGAGCTTAGGAAGCTATGACAAGGTCAAATCTTGTTAAACTAGTAAGAGAGGTAATGCAAGAATTGGACGAAGCCAACGTAACTGGTGGGTCCGCAACATTTACTCCTGGAACTGGAGCTCAATATGCTACACCAAAAGCATTTGGCAAAGGTAAAAGGGCAAAAAAGACATTAACAAAAATAGGCTGGAAACAGCAACAACGACCGAAAAGGCCGTCAAATACTAAAATGTTTGATTACTTATGAAAGCAACAGCAGTAGCAGAAAATTATAAAGCCGTAGTAGAGGGTAGGCTTGCTAAAGGAGAATTTGTCCGTCAGATGAGACAACAGTTCCCCGACCTTATATCTCAATTTAATGGATATGACGATACAGTTCAAATACTTAAAAATAAACAAGTAATTTTTGAATCTACTGTAAATGAAGCATTCAATAATGTTAAAATATATGACGATAGACCAGCTTTAACTTATTCATTAGACGTACTTGAAAGAGG